AAACTTTAGAATTTACATTACCTACAGACGATTGATAAATACTATCATTTGCTTTTGCTCTTTGTATTGAACCAGCTACATCTGCAACTAGAGGAATTTCTAATATAAGAGTCTTAGTTGCAGGATGTCCAAAGTTGTTACTCTGGATTGTGCGTTTTTTCTTTCCTATTACACACATCAATCTATTAAGATATGGCTCTTCTATTAATGTATATGCAGTTAATCCAGCAGTATTAACAATATTCTGATATAATGCTGGTTGGCCATTAAAACCTGGATAACGATGTACATCAGTAAAAGTATTATCCAATGAGTTTTGTGCAATTGATATATCAGCACCAGACAATCCAGCATGAATAATATATGCTGTTTGATTGGATGAATTATCATCCAATATACTATTTACTAAATTATTTCGTTTAGTAATTTCTGTATAAATACTATTTAACCATTGTGCAGTAAGACCATGAGCGTAGTTAAATGTATTACCTAGAGCATATGCATTTTCACTTCCACCATATACTAAGCGCGAGTTAGACGATGCAGATGTAATACCCTGTCCGTCAATATAAGTACCCATATCTAAAGTAATAAACGCATCAATCTTATCAATACCAAGACTAGGTATATTACCACTAAATGATGAGAGTAGATTATAATCACCACCAATTATCACTTTTGCACCATACGAAAGAGCTGTAAGTGCAGTATAAAACTCCATACCAGTTCTACTTAGATAATACTCTCGATTAACTGGATCAAGATTAGTAAAAGCTCCAGTAATTCCTCTCCCAATATAATCTTGTCTTAATACACCACTACCAACCAGATCAGGTAATTGTGCTGTTACTTTATTTCCAGTATATGATCCAGGAAAAAATATATCATTTACATAATTAAATGCATTTGTTGTACCTATAGTTGCTGTAGAACTTTCCGCATTACCAACAATATCTGTAGCATTCCAAGTTCCAGGAATAAATTGACGTATAATATTATTAATATTATTATGAACATTATTTAAATAATTTACTAGTGCATTTGGGCTATCGAATACATATGCACCTGTAGTAGGATCACGGCCAGTTGTATTGGTGCCTGATATTGTACTGAATTGAAGTCCAGGAACACCAGAAGCTTGTACGATTTTTAATAATCCATATAAACCAGAAGCAGTTATACCCCGGGCTGATGCAGGATTACCTGTTCCTTGAGTATAATTTCCTGCAGAAAATGCTATTACAGCACGCTTAGTAGGATCTGCTTGCGGAGTTTCTTGTATCCAATTTGATGTAGCTGGGTTACTATCTATAAAATCATTAAAGGGATTAACCGGTGTAGTAGATGTTGGTGCTGGTGTGACTGCCATATTGATCCTCGTTACTATTTATATACTATTTTTTATGTCGGAAACCAAACAAAATTTCCATCCGACCATCCATCTTTTGTGACTTCATCTGGATCACGTTCATCTGCACTCATCATAAACAATGTATTGTCATCTTCTGGATTTGTTTCATTCTGAGAATATTTATTCTTGGCAGTCTCAATTAAGTCAGCAAAATATTCTTGACGAGTTAACCAAGAGTAAAATACCAGACACATAACCAAATCATCACTGTGGTTATCTTCCGCCCGAAAACTGTTTGCTTTTGAAACAAACGACATCAGTTCTTTCATGATTCGTTCGTCGTTTAAATAAATTTTATCTTCCTCGACTAACCGTTTAAGTACCGCACAACCAATTTTTTTAGTCTGAGTGGTAGTTCTAAGACCAAATTCAGCCCTACCGCGAGCAAATCCCTGAGACAATACTTGACCCTTCATTCCTTTATTTTGAGTCATCAGCAAATTTTCATAGCCTAGATCGTTGTAAAGTATTGATGCAACCTGTCCACCAACATCATTTACCTCAATAAGAACATAAGCTTCATTATATTTTTCGGCTACCACTTTAATAGTTGTTGGGAAAGAGAAGGGACTAATGGTATTATTTTGAAAACTAGCAACAACTTTATATGGTGATTGACTGCCTTCGATAACAATAAATGCCGAATAGTCTTGACCCTGCCCACGAGAAACATCTGCCATGATAAAATAAATACCGTTTGGATCGGGTTGTTCGAAAATCCTTAAACCTTCTGGAGTTTGTTCAATAGGATCATTGGGGGCTAAAATGTTCAGCTTAGATGATGAAACAAGTGTATTTGAAGATCCGATAAAGGAACATTCAAATTCTTGATTGAACTGTTCTGCACTGGTATTTGCAATCGTTTCTGTTTTCCATGCATCATCTCTATTTGGACCACCTGGATACAGAGGAACTTGTCTCCAGCTAATTTCTACTGGAACAAATTTATTCTTGAGTGGATGTCCTTCTGGACGAGATGCATTGATCCAAGTATTATGAAAATGGTTTAATCCGTGTGGAGTTGAAACAATTATAATTTTTGAGGTAGTACCAGCCGAAATAGTCGGATACGTAGATGCATAAAACTCTTCTGCAATATTTTGTGGAAGGTACGCAAACTCATCTAACAATAGAAAATTATAAGAACCACCACGGATAGCTGAAGCCGAAGTAGCCGCACACATAACGGAGGAACCATTTTCAAGACTTAGTGAAGTTTTATTCCACTCAAGCACACCTTGTTGCAAGTACTGTGGTAAATTTTCATAGGCTAACTGAAGTCTATTAAATAATTCAGTTGCAGTTTTTTGTTTATTTGCAAGAATAGCAACTTTAACATCTGGATGAAAGTTTACATAATGGTTGATATATCCAAGCACGCAGCTGGACTTACCACTCTGTCGAGGAAACTTTGATACCACAAATCGATTATCATGAATAGACTGAATAAAGTTTTTTTGATAATCATATAAGATAAACGGACTTAAACCTTTATCTAGAGTTACAATCTTAATATGATTTTCAATAAAGTGAATTGGGTCACGAGCACACTTGACATATTCGTCAAATTGGTCTTTGGTATAATTGACATTTATACCAGGTGCTTTAAGATTCGGGTTTGACCGATATCCTGTTCTGGGTTGACTCATTTATTTCTGCCTCCACATATTCTTTTTCTTTTTTTAATAAGGCTTGTAGATCTTTTGTTGTACCAACAAATATTGAATTATTTGTATTATTTTTTACAGTAACTTTATTTGTTTCTGCAAATTTTGTAGATACGTCCATTAGATTTACATTGATATCAGCTATTGTTTTAATCATAGTAGCAAGAACTTCATAAGCTCTTGGGTTGTCAGATTCAATAGCAACTTTCATTATTCCTTCTAAACTAACTGCCCCGCTAGAAATAAGATTTCTTAGATTCTGTCTGGCAAAATCGTAATCTTCACTTGCTGGTCCAGTAGCACCAGGTTTTACAATTTCTTGTTTGGTAGTTTCGTTTGTAGAGTCTATATGAAAAAACTGTTCTAAATTTTTATTTACATCTTTCATTTTTATTCTAACATAGCTTGCACATCGAGATTATAATCTTCAAGAAGATCAACAGCTTGGTTACCATTTGCTGGACCAAACATATAACCTTTTGCGATTAATCCTATACTAGACATATTTAGGCGGCGACTGCCAAAGTCTCCATCGTATCGTTCATTTAAATTAATACCGTTCATGATAACCAGTGGAACTGTTGTATCATCTCTATTTGCACCATAGTTAATTTTTAAATTAAATTCTGGATTAAAATATGGAATAATTTGTTCTGAAATTTGTAAAGTATCTGTAATATGTCTTGTGTACATAAACAAATTAAATGTTATGTTAATGGGTACTTCGACAAACATTTGTTTACCCTGATTGCCAACAACATCATATACATCTGTATTTACTTTGTTACGTCTACGGCTTGGATCAATGGCAATCTGGTTAACTGCAAAACTCATCTGCGGTAAACGTATACCTAATTTAGTATCATCGGTGATCGATGATTCTTCTAATAACCGCCGAATAAACTTTTCTTTAGGTGCATAAGTTA